AAGAAGGCATTAAGACTAAGCAAAATGACTTTGGTTGGAATAAGGTTTTAGCACCTAAACAATTTGATATATTGTTAATGAGTGTCGGAAGTACGAATGTTACTAATCATTGCGCTATGTATGTAGGCGAGGGTAAAATTTTACAAACTATGTTTAATCGTGATAGCGCTGTATACCCGTACAAAACATGGTTTAAACAATATACTACAGGAATTTACAGATGGAAAGATTTGCCAAACTAAAAGAGGACATGAACAATCATGCTTTAAGAGACTACCCAAATGAGGCAGTCGGTATTATTACAAAAGATTTTAAATATGTTCCTTGCCAGAATATCAGTGATTATCCAAAAACAACTTTCTGGTTAGATCCTAAAGATTTGCTAAAACATGACGAAAATATCTGGGGCATATTCCATTCTCATCCTGGTGATGAGAATCCAATTCCAAGTAACGATGATAAAATTGGAGCAGCTTTTCAAGAGTACAAATTTTTAGTTGGTTTCAATAATAAATTTTACATATACTGGTATAATGATCGTATAGACGCGCTTATGTTTGATAAGCTGGAGGAAAAACATTTTGTTGAGTAAGATTATAATTCATTCTGCTTATAGCAAACTTTTTACACAAAAGGTTTATGAAGTTGATGTGGAAAGATATGCTGATGTGCTAGTATATCTAACTTCTATGCACACAAAATTTCGTAATTATGTAAAAAGTGTTGATAATGGCTTGATTGACGAAACTTATTGTCTACTCAATAAAGATAAAGAAATTATTACTCAAGACGACTTATTCATTAGACGAGTAAAAAATGATGACTGTTTTTATGTTGTACCTAGTTTTATGGGGGGAGGCGGTAAAAATGGTAAATTTCTTATGTTTGCGGCTATGATGGCTGCTGCGATTTACACAGGGGGTGCTAGTACTGCTGCAGGAGTTGGTAGTGCTGGTGCTGCAGGAGGCGCAGGTGCAATGGCTTCAGGTTCAGGAATTGTTCCTCATGTTGCGGGAGAGATTGGTGCGGCTCAACTTGGTGCGTCAGGCTTTAGTTTAGGCTCTATGGGTACTACTTTAGCAGTTAACGCAGGGTTGGCTCTCGTAACTTCAATGTTTACTAAGAAACCTTCTGACATTAAGCGTACAGATCAAAACTCAAGACAAAATAATATGTTTGGCTCTCTCAAAAATACAATAGATAGCGGTACTCCTATAATGCTAAATTACGGACTATTCAGAGTGGCAGGTCACTTTGTTAGTGGGTATCTAGATACCACAGACCATGATGCAAGCGCTTCAATAACCGTACAAGAAAAGTTTGATACATGAAAAGAAACTTTGTTACTATTAATGAACAACAAGTTCCAATTATTAAGGGAGCCGGCGGTGGCGGTGGTGGTAATGCAGGAGGATATAATGAAGAACCTAACTCACTTTTCGCTACGGATATTCTATTTGCGACAATAGCTTTAGGAGAAGGACCTCTTTACAGAATTAATCCTAATGGCCCTCAAGATATTGAAGTAAGCGATTCTTCAATTGACGATCTTATCAACTTAGATGGCGATGGCGGCGAAAAAACAAGTGATTTTAAAACACTAAGTAACCCTGGTACAACTACACAAGCTCCTCTTAAAAAATTTGGTGATGAGTCTATAACTCCTCAAAATTTTGCTTCTCCTGTTAATCTTAAAAAAGGAAACATCGATGGAGTTCCTGAGAGCAGAGTAATTCTTCAGGATACTAGTGCGTTTTCATGGGATGCTATTAGATTTTTATTTGTATGTAATTCTTTATTCCAACAAGATGATCAAGGTAATGTGTCAGGACACTCTTTAACTGTTCAGGTGCAGATGTTTGATAGAGCAGGCCAACCTTTGACGTATCCCACAGGGCATTCAAAGGCTGGAGAGTTAATCTTAATTAAAAAAACAATCTCTGGTAAAACTAATGTTGCTTATAAGTTTGATGTCACTGTGGAAATTCCAGATTCGCTACAAAGTACTGATGGTTATAAATTTTCAGTAGAAAAAAGCTCAAGTGAGAGCGGTGATTCAAGAATTAATTCTAACGTTCAGATCATCGGCTGGGCAGAAATAGAAAGAGCTCCGCAGTCTTATCCAAGAACTGCACATATTGGGTATGCTCTTAAAGCTATTAACGAGCATGTAGGACAAATCCCTACATTTACGTCAATGGTAAAAGGTCTAATTGTCAAAGTCCCTTCAAACTATAACCAACCTATTTTAGAAAGTGGAGAAATTGATTGGAGACAGGTAGAGGTTCCCGGTCTAGCCTCTCAAGGTTTTTACATAGGCACTCAAGGTTATAGATTACAAAAAAGTGGCAGCACCGCACTTAATGATCCTAATCCTCAAATATATGTAGGAACGTGGGATGGTTCGTTTGTATACTCTTGGACCCAGAATCCTGTCTGGATTATTTATGATATTTTAACTAATAAAACTTATGGATTAGGTATTGAAGAAGACAACATAGATAAGTACAGGTTTTATCAAGTAGCACAGTATTGTGATGGGTGTGATGAAATTACTGGTAAATTTTATGGAGTAGACGGTTTAGCTGATGGCAGCTATCGTAATAAACCAAAAGGATACAACCCTGGCATAATTAGAACACTCTTAACAGGCTTACCTAATGGTACCCCTATCAAAGAGCGTAGATTTATCTGTGATATGCAAATTTCAGATGTACAGCCTACTATGGATATTTTAAATACGATTGCCGCCTCTTTTAGAGGTACTATTGTATATTCGTTCGGTAAACTCTCGCTCGCCGTAGACCAACCTAATCGATATCCGACAATGATTTTCAATGAAACTAATATTAAAGATGGTTCCTTCTCTATCAGTGGTGGCAGAGAAAGTGACATGATTACTGGGGTTGAAGTTAGTTATGTTGATCCTAGAAATCACTATAAAAGAGAAACCGTAAGAATTGATACTGACGATAAAAACGATGGCTCAGATCGTTCTACAATTGAAAATGTTATTAGTCTCGATCTACAAGGAGTTACAAGAAGAAGTCAGGCGCTTAGATATGCACAATATCATATTGCGGCTACAAAGTATCTCAGAAGAACTATTTCATTTACTACTAGCTTAGAAGCTTTATCCCTAGCTCCTGGGGATGTTATATCTGTATCTCAGAATATGACAGGAGTAAATTATGGGTTCGGAGGAAAAGTAGCTAATAATTCTGCTGTAGGTGCGGCTAATCCTAATGTAACTCTAGAACATTTTACTTTTCCAGCTATTACAGATGCAGTATTTACCAATAACACTTATCCTGTAGCACTACGCATTATCAAACAAAAAAATGATAGAATGGATCTATATATAGTTAGTAATAATGCTCCTGATTATCAATTTATTGGCACAGATAATGTATCAGTAGGTGCTGATTTAATTATGCTTACTGTCAGGGATAGATTTAACCCAATTACTGGCGCCTTAGTAAACATTGAAACTGATGGATGGTTAGCTAATGATGCCCCTGAAAAAGGTGATTTGTGGAGCTTGGGAGAATGGGTATCTCCGGGAGATTTAAGCACTAACAAGGCAGGTAAACTCTTTACCGTGGCAGAAATTGAAAGAGAAACTGAAACAGAAGAAATATCTATTGTGGCAAAAGAATATGTTTCTAATGTGTACGTTGATTCTGATACTTTTATAGACTACACTCCTACTGCTTACACAGACATTGACAGTGCTTTTTCAGCACCACCTCCACCAGTATTTTCTTTTAGAGCCTCTCCTCGTAGACTACAAGATGGTTCCGTAGTTGTAGACGGTATAATTGATAATAAAACAGAAAGAACTGGATACTCTCAGAATTTTTCAACTGAATACTTTTTAGCCACGCCAGCAGGTTCTACGCCTGTGACTAATGCTCATCAAAGTGTTTTAAATATTGTAGTAGATAATTCGGCTGTCCTAACCGGTGAACTAGGGCAAAGTATTTTGGTAGGTAAAAATGGATACACAAGTTCTATTGGAGAGGTTAGATTACTTTGTAATAATATTAGCAGTGTCGATGCTGGGTCAAATTTAGAACTCACTGTTGAAGGATTGAATGTAGCTTTTGAAAAAAATATATTTAAACATCTGCTAGAAGTCAATGATGGAACATTCCAAGGGTTAAAAGGTCAAGATTTTGTAACTATTCCTTTAGTTGAAAAGACAGGTAAGAATAGCTTAAAGAATTTTATCGCCTTTGCGGAAGATACCGTTGCCACTTCAGCAAATATAGTAGCTTTTGATAAAACAGTTGATACACTTAAGATTAATGATACTCAAACAGGCGCACAAAAATTATCTACTAGATTACCTGATTTACCTTTTTATGTCAGTATTAATCAAATGTTAGATTCTAGATTTTTTGCAAATAACTCATTTTACGTAAGTGGAAGTAGAAAGCAATTTCAAGTAACTAATACTATATCAGCAGCAGCTGGTTCTGACCTACACATTGAATTGCCAGTAAGACCTAGAGACAAAATATTTACTAGTTTGTTCGTAGATGGTATTGAACGGAGTTCTGGACAATTTACTTTTAATAATAATGAAAAGGTTGCAGATAAAAAAGCTAATATTGTATACCCTGTGCAACCTGGGGATACTGAATTTAGGGTTGATATAGATCACTATACTGTACCAGCTATAGAAGTTGGAGATAATGTACAAACTTCAGTAAATAATGTGTTTCCAGTTATAGCCACTAGTTATGATCCATTAAGTGCTAATTATAATGCCGCACTAAGTTCTAATGCAATTTTTCGAATTGATTTAGGAAAACGACCAGAATCAAATTTAGCTGGCTTTAGTTTTGTGAATATATCTCCTAACCCTGTTGGAACTGTGGCTAATATATCTGCAAATACTTGTACCCTAGATTACAGTGAAGTAGAATATCCAGGGTTATTTAGATTAGCTAATAATGGTATCTATGATTTACATTTATCAACTGATTACACTCAGTTGTTTTTAACTGATGATCTTGTTATTCCTAACTTACCGCTAGGGGTAACATCTATAAAGGCTAGGAATATTAATCAGTTTTCTCGTAAAAGTCCTTTCTCTGAAAGAACTATAAGAGTAAGCTCTTTACCTATACAAAAAGTAGACCCTGTTGAAATTACTGAATCATTGTATAGAGATGCGACTGCTGGCGTATCTGTTCGAATTACTGTCTCATTTACTCATATCCTTGGGCAAGAAGTCACTGATTATGAGATTTCATACAAACTTGATCAAGTTGAGGATATTAATGAAGACGGCGGCGCCTCTAATCTAACATCTTTTAATACTGTTAAAATTCCTGCCACTGGCGTTGATGTGGATGGTAAAATTAGACATACCATCAATTTTACTAATAGAGGAGCTACTAGCGGTGTTAATGTTGTTACCGTTCGAATCGTTCCTTTAAATAAAAGTATTAGAGGTGTCCCTACTACTGCCACCAAAAGAATACTTGGTAAAACAGCAAAACCACAAAATATTTTCAACTTCACAGGCGGCCAACAAACTGACCAGATTACACTTTTTTGGCAGTATGTTAGAATAGACGATGAATTAGCAGACTTAGACTTGAAAGAAGTGGTTATCAGACGTCTTCAAGGTACGCATACAGCTACTTTAGCTAACTTCATTGCAGGTAACCCTTTTGTACAGGTAGCCGCTGGAGTTAACAGAAAGTCAATCCCAATTGACTCATTTGGTACATTTACCTATCTTGCAAGAACTCGTGACACATCAGGTAACTTAAGTGAAAGCGTGGTTGCAACTACAATTACCACTTCTAGACCTAATAGAAACCAAGTTGTAGCTGCATATAACGAAGATAGTCCGAGTGTGACTTTTGCAGGCATTACAAATACAAATAACGGACAAGATAATTTTCCTTCTCTCACAAGTACCTTATTTGGAGGAGTTGTACGTTTTACTGAAGACGGAACTGCCCCTGGTGCAGGTAACCCTTCTACTCTTGTGGATAACGCAAATGCTTCTAGTTCAGGATTTAGTACGATAGCAGGCTCTCCCACAGACATATTAGCAGATGGAGAGGCTACTTATCTCACAGAAATACGAGATTTTGGTGCTACAATTACAGCAGCGGTGTTAATTGAATCTGAAGGTACTCAGTCCATTCAATCTACTTTTAATGATCAGTTTAACCAAATTATTGAAAGCTCTACTGAGGCAACATCTGCAGGACAACTTAAAGATACGAGCTTTGGTGGAATCGGTAGTATTTTAGGGCACGGTAATACTACCTTTACGGGTACTAGTGCAATTAGATTTGATTCAAATAATCAAACTTTGATGAGCACAACAGCGTCAGGAAATGTTTATGCTATAACTACTCGTGGTGATTATACAGGAAATGCAATACCTATAGCAGGTATTACTAAAGCTTCTCCCGCCGTAGTAACCACTAGCGGCAGTGAGCACGGACTTATAAACGGTGATAGAATTATTGTCCATGACGTATTAGGAATGGATGAAATTAATAATAAAGAACTTTATGTAAATAGAGTTAGCGCTACACAGGTTCAGCTGTATACTAACTCTGGCAGAACTACTGCTCTTGATTCTTCTGGTTTTACTACTTATACTTCTTCAGGAGTGTTAGATCAAGGAGACTACGCAAACGCTAATGTCGTCGCATTCATCGCTGGAACTATAGATGCTAGTACTATTAAGCTGGGCAACACATTCTTCGCAAACGGGACATCTACTGGAGGCAATAACTATGCAAATCTTTCTGTGGCCGGAACTAATTACTTACTGGTTGATTTAAAGCAGTTTAATGATTTTGGCTCTGCTGAGACATTTGAAGGAGATTTAGGGGCTGTATCTACTCAGGTATTTATTAGAACTACTACCGCAGATAATTCTGCCTTGTATGATTCTGTTGCAGCTGGAGGCTTTGCGACTGGTAACTTAACTCTTGATTCTGATGGGA